CCATCCGTACCACTTGTACCTGAAGTTCCATCTGTTCCTGAAGTTCCCGATGTACCATCTGTTCCGCTAGTACCTGAAGTTCCGTCTGTTCCGCTAGTTCCTGATGTACCATCTGTACCGCTAGTTCCTGAAGTTCCATCCGTACCGCTAGTTCCTGATGTACCATCCGTACCGCTTGTACCTGATGTACCATCCGTACCACTTGTACCTGAAGTTCCATCCGTACCGCTAGTTCCTGATGTACCTGAAGTTCCATCTGTACCGCTAGTTCCTGAAGTTCCGTCCGTTCCTGATGTACCACTTGTACCTGATGTACCATCTGTTCCGCTAGTACCTGAAGTTCCATCCGTACCGCTAGTCCCTGAAGTTCCTGAAGTTCCGTCTGTTCCGCTAGTACCTGAAGTTCCGTCTGTTCCGCTAGTACCTGAAGTTCCATTAACACCACTTAGTCCGCTAGTTCCTGATGTCCCACTAGTTCCATCTGTTCCTGAAGTACCATCTGTTCCGCTAGTTCCTGAAGTACCATCCGTTCCCGAAGTTCCTGATGTACCATCCGTACCACTTGTACCTGAAGTTCCATCACTTCCGCTAGTTCCTGATGTACCACTTGTACCTGAAGTTCCATCTGTTCCCGAAGTACCTGAAGTTCCATCTGTTCCCGAAGTACCTGAAGTTCCGTCTGTCCCGCTGGTACCCGATGTTCCATCACTTCCTGAAGTCCCATCTGTACCCGAAGTACCCGAAGTTCCATCCGTACCGCTAGTTCCTGAAGTTCCATCTGTTCCCGAAGTACCCGATGTACCATCCGTACCGCTAGTTCCTGAAGTTCCGTCCGTACCGCTAGTTCCTGATGTCCCACTAGTTCCATCTGTTCCGCTAGTTCCTGATGTACCATCTGTCCCGCTAGTACCCGATGTACCATCTGTACCCGAAGTTCCTGATGTTCCATCACTTCCGCTAGTTCCTGATGTACCATCCGTCCCGCTAGTTCCTGAAGTTCCATCCGTACCACTAGTTCCTGATGTACCATCCGTACCGCTAGTTCCTGAAGTTCCGTCCGTACCGCTAGTTCCTGAAGTTCCGTCCGTACCGCTAGTGCCTGAAGTTCCATCCGTACCGCTAGTTCCTGAAGTTCCGTCCGTTCCTGAAGTTCCTGATGTACCTGAAGTTCCATCACTTCCGCTAGTTCCTGATGTACCATCCGTCCCGCTAGTCCCTGAAGTTCCGTCCGTACCTGAAGTTCCATCTGTCCCGCTAGTTCCTGACGTACCACTTGTGCCTGAAGTTCCATCACTTCCGCTAGTACCTGAAGTTCCATCTGTACCACTTGTCCCTGAAGTTCCATCTGTACCACTTGTCCCTGAAGTTCCATTAACACCACTCAAACCGCTAGTACCTGATGTACCGCTAGTTCCTGAAGTTCCATCCGTACCGCTAGTCCCTGAAGTTCCATCCGTACCGCTAGTTCCTGAAGTTCCATCTGTTCCGCTAGTCCCTGAAGTTCCATCACTTCCCGAAGTACCATCACTTCCGCTAGTTCCTGATGTACCGCTAGTTCCTGAAGTTCCATTTGTTCCGCTAGTACCTGAAGTTCCTGAAGTTCCATCACTTCCGCTAGTTCCTGAAGTTCCATCACTTCCGCTAGTTCCTGATGTACCGCTAGTTCCTGATGTACCGCTAGTTCCTGATGTACCGCTAGTTCCTGAAGTTCCTGAAGTTCCATCTGTTCCGCTAGTACCTGAAGTACCATCACTTCCGCTGGTGCCTGAAGTACCATCTGTACCACTTGTACCTGCTTGTGCTATTAAACCCCAATTGAAATTAGTGTCAGGTGAAGAACCACCTGAAGGTATTGTTGTTGTGGCAACATATGAACTACCACTATAAAAAACTACATCACCTTCTATATAATTAACAGATGATGACCAAATACCTTTCCAATTGAACCCTTTTCCACTTGTGCCTGACGTACCTGACGTACCTGACGTAAATTGAGCAGTTAAAGCTGAAAAATATATGTAATTTGTTTGCCCTGTAGGTACCAGGTCATAGTTTACTATAACTAATAGTGATTCCGGGTATGCCGAAAACGCTTGAGGTAACTGTGAAATAGGTATATTTGCCATTTATATGTCTAAACTTATTTATCCTATAAATACTTGTGAAATGAGTATTTACACAACAAACCAAAAAAATAAATCCCCCAATTTAATTTGGAGGATTTAATATTAATTTATAATAAATAGTTTACTATTAACAACCACAAGGATTGGTACACGTTTCTGTTGGGGTTGATGTAGGTGTAGGAGAATTTGTTGTTGTTGTAGTTGTATGATTAGTTGTTGTTGTTGGTGTTGGAAATGGAACACATTTTGTTTCAGTTGGTGTTGGAGTAGGCGTAGATGTTGGGGTTGGTGTTGGAGTTCTTGTTTGAGTTGGGGTTGGTGTTGGTGTTGGAGTAGGTCTAACAACATTTAATATATTTGGACATTCAATACCGTTTACAATAACGACAATTGTGTAAACACCATAAACATCTCTAGGTGGAGTTAATAAATAAGGTCTAAACAAAAATGGTAATGTTTGTTGTCCCAAATTAATCACTACATTATCAACATCAGGGGTAAAGATTATATTAGCAATCTCCCCGTCGTAATTTATACTATTAATTGTTATTGATTGTGACATATTAAATTACTTATTGATTATATTATTGTTGTTGTAACAGATAGTAGTGGTAGTTGTTGTAACAGGTATAGTAGTAGTGGTAGTTGTTGTAACAGGTATAGTAGTGGTAGTTGTTGTAACAGGTATAGTAGTGGTAGTTGTTGTAACAGGAATTGTCGTTGTTGTTGTGGTTGAAATATTCCCTATTGTGTATGTGAAATCATCCGGAGGACAAATTTCAGTACTACAATCAGGACAATCAGGGTTAAACATTCTAAACGTATTTTTCAATATATTAAAATTATGTTTAACTTCCGGAGCCGATAATGGTGTTACATACATTCTAAATTGAGAAATACCCCCTTCAAATGTTCCTGCGAAATTTTGTTCAATAACAATATTTGTATTCATTCCATTAAATGTAGTTCCCGTTAAATCATTAACAGGAAAACATTCAGGGTCTTGTTGATATGGTCCATAAGGTAATGTACAAGATGAAAATGTTAAATTTTCTCTCAATCCTTGAGTCCCTCCACCCCATGATATATTAAATGGAACACCAACTTGTTTTTCTTTATCCGTACTTAAAGCTCTTGGAATAATTTCTTCAAAATCTTCAATCGTGTAAAATATTTTACCATTGATATAAATTTTTAATCTTCCTCTTCTATATTTTTTTTCATCTAACCATCTTTCATTTAAATTAACTAATTCAATTTTTGATGGTTCAATTCCGTCAGTTTGTGTATAAGGTACGGTAATTAACGATATTGAATTATGTGCCAACGACTCCAAATATTTCTCTTGAGTTATAATGCCCAAACCACCTCTATACCATAAATCACAATCATCTAACCACGTATATCTTTCCCACACAGCATCTAATTGAAACCAATGTTCTTCCTCTAACCAAGCCGGATTATCAATTAAACAAGTTGGGTAAATTCCTCCTGGTGAACAATATTCCGTTACCGTATATCCTGTGGTATATGTTATTCCGCTAGTTGAACAACTTCCACTAGTTTCACATCCACCCGTAAATCTTAAAACTTTAACGCCGATTTGAGGATTTTTAGGGTCACCACATAATTTAAATGATAACGCATTTGACATTGCATCATATAATGGATTTGTTTCACAAGTATATTCTATTGAACTAAACCCTGTTGGTTTACATGTCTCACAATTACCAAAGTCATAACAAGTTGAACAACTATAACAAACATCAGTACATGTTGGTGTAGTAGGTTCACAATTTGTCGGTGTTGATGTAGGTGTTGGTGTAGGAGTTGGTGTTGGCTCTATAATTGAACCACAAGTATGTGTTTGACATTCCCAACCACAAGTTTCACAAGGGTCTAAATTACAATCACATCCGCATGTTATCTTTTTTTGAGGGTTACCATTACATTCATTACACCCATAATTAACATGGGGGTCGTGAACATTATTTAAAGACCTTGGCGGATATACGTAGATACATCTACTATTAGTTATTGTTCTATTACAACACTCACAAGTTTGTAAACAATTATATAAATCAGATGTTACACGAGTATACCCTGTAAAACAATTAGGATGACCATCGGCGTGATGATAAAATTTATTTTCAGCTCTTGCTCCTAAATAAAAGAATATGTTTTTATTTTGGGGATAAATCTCATTTAATGTTGTTTCATCTGATGATGGTGCATATTCGTTGAATAATCTTGGTTTTAACAACATTTCAACTGACCATCCTCTATTCATTCTTTCAGGGAATATTTCATAGTCATACCCAAATAACTTATAGAAACCTTGATAAAAACCACCGTATAATTCATGGTATCTACCTTCATATGGGCTATACTTACTTACAACTTCATATAAAACCGTTTTATTAAATCCTGAGAACCTAACATTAGGTGATTGAGTATTACCTGTAACTTGGAACAATTTCAATCTTCTATCAAAAGATAACCTATCAAATTTTAAATAATCTGAAAATAATCCTTCTGTAAAAGTTATAGTTTCTCCGGTCATTTTGGTTACTAAACCATTGTCAATCCCGGTCAATCCAATATCACAAGATGTGTGAGAATTGAAACAAGTTATATCTAACTCTTTAGGGTTATAATAATTTTGAGAAACAAAAATATTGTTTTGATTATAGCCCTTATAATTTAATGTTAAATCTTGAACACTTAAAGGATTGTTAATGTCAAAATAAAATGGTAATCTATTACCATAGGTCTGAGCAATCAAATATGGGGAGAACACAACCTCTTGATTGTAGTCTCTTTCATCTGATGTTATAGACATATCATAGGTTTCTAATGCAAAATTTAGACCCCAATTTGGATAGACGTATTGATTTATATTTTGTTGTGCCATCTTTTTTATGATAAATACATTAAAACGAAGTATTTATATGAAAAAGTTATATGATAAATTTTAATACAGAGTACTATAGTAATAATTATTACTTCTTTTTGAAAGAGAGAACAGACAAAATCTCCTTATATTATTCTATTGCGGATACTTTAACTGAATCTAGACAGAATGATGAGAGAATTGACTTTGATAAAAAAGATTCTAAAAAAGTTAAAAATATTGTTGGGAATGTTTTAAAATCTAAAACAAAAGTTTCCAAAAACGCATTAACCAAAAAGTTAAAAAGTATTAAACCTAAAAAAGAAATTGATGAATTAGTTGATTCTGATGGTAGTATGTTAAGTTCAAAAATACCATTTCTTAACCAAACATTAACACCTCATAAAACTACCGACCAAACTGTTGCAATGGCAAGAATTACGAATGACCCTGTAACTAGAGGTTATAGAGTTTATTATGGTGAGAGCGAAGAAAAGTCTGATGAGGTTATAAATGAAGTGGATTATTCTGAAGCATTCGGATATGAGGAAACAAAAGATATGGATTTTGACGACACCGTTAAAACTCTTGAAGAAATGGGAGTTGAAAATGCTATTGAACGAGCAAAACAATTTGGTAAGTTACCAAAAGAAGAAATTGAAAATGGTGAGTTAAGACAGAGATTATCTGAAAAAGATAGTATTGAAGAACAACAAAAACAAAAAATGATTAAAATGGTTGAAGATATGTTAACCAAAAAATCTAAATCATCTGATGTTGTTAAAAAGTCTTTTGGAAATTCTGATGTTATTAAAAATAAAGGTGTTAGTAAAATATTGTTAAAAAATATTGAATCAATTAAAAAAATTGCTGATAAAGAAGGAATTAGTATTAATATGTTAATAAAAGCTTTGAAATCTAATGAATAAAGATTTATACGGAAATACGGTTCAATTACCTGAAGATGTTGTAGAATATTTACAACAATGTTTTGATTCCGCAAATACGGATGACACAACAATTGAAGGTCACAAAAGAAATCAAGAATTAAGAGATAGTCGTGAGGTTACTTACCAACAATTAAAACGAATAAAAAATTGGTTTGATAATTTTAATGGACTTGAGAACGATTTACCATTTATCTTAAACGGTGGTCATTATGTTAAGAATTGGGTTAACGATACTTTAGGGGGGATGAGAGACAATGTTTATCTCGGTAAGAAAGCAAAAGCTGAAGTGTTACCAAATCAATTTATACAAACACACACAAAAGATAATTTAAACAATATGAATAGGTCAAGTAAAAACCATAATTCAACTGTCGGAGATATTAATAGAGATATTACCGAAAATTTAAAAAGAATAAACGAACTAATAAAAAAAATAATTTAACATGGCAAATTTAGAACCATTAGATTTCGCACAACCTGAAAATGAATTATCAGCAGTTGCGGATATGCAAAGACAAATGTTATTTCCTAAAAATGACTTTAAAATCACCAATCAATACTCATCTGTTAATCCTGACGCTTTAGCCGATGGAGATGATATGGGTAAAGGTACAGGAGGATTTTTAGATGTTTATAATCAAGGCGCTGGAGCAATCCAAGACATTATGGAAAGAAAATCTGAAATCGTAATTAACAAATACAAAGAAGTAGCACCATACACAACACCTAGTGCATAATGAAACTTTACAACACATTTAAATCACTTATTTTAGAAATAGCGTCTGTTGACTCAATAGTCGACGCTATAAAAAAACGAGATAAGATTATAATTTACTATGATGGTGATGAACCAGGTGGTAGAGGATTACGTTTAATTGAACCCGTTTGTTTTGGTTATTCAAAAGCGGATAACCCTGTTGTAAGAGCATGGGACTCTCAAGGAGCATCTCACACTGCGTATTTAGGTGAACAACCATTACCAGGATGGAGACTTTTCAGAGCCGATAAAATATTTTCTTTCAAACCAACAGGAGAAACATTTAACGAGGCAAAACCAAACTATAATCCTAATGGGGATAAAAGCATGAATCGTGTTATTATTAACGCTGATTTTTCTGAAGTCACACCACAAACACCGGAAACACCGGCACCTGAGACAGAAACTGAAGTTGCTGTTAATGATGTAATTAACGATGTAATCATTACTACCGTTAATGATATGATTAATAGTATTATAGAAAAAGATGGTGTTGATTCGTTAGAAGGGGTTGATTTATCAAAAGCCGCTGAATCATATAAAAGAATCTATTCCGGAATTGAAGATAAAATTCGTAGAAATTTATCCAATCAAGAAAAGAATGATTTAAGACCAAAAGTTTCAGAACTAATAAAACAATCTCAAAGTTTAATTAAAAAATAATATGACAAACGAAAATGATTTAATTCAAAAACTTATGATTTCCAAACAAATTATGGAAAAACATAATCAAACACCAAGAGGTGGTATGCCATCTATGGATTCATATAACACACCTGAAGTCGCAACTTATAACGCACCTCCAGCAACATACAATTTACCTCAAGATATGTTACAAGAAGCGTCTGTACCGGTACAACAAGTTAATCAACCAATGACTCAAGATAGAGTTATGGCTTCAAAATTACCTGACGAAATTAAACGATTAATGATTGAGCACCCTATTTCACAACCTGCTGGTATGGGAGGTCCAACATTGTCTAATGATTTAATTGACAAAGCAGCAAGATTAATGAATACAGATGCTAGAGGTAATCAAATCAACCAACCAAAACAAAAACTTCAAGAACAATCACAACCTCAACCTAATTTTAATAACAAACAATTAAGAGACATGTTGAAAGAAGTTGTTGAGGAGGTTTTACAAGAAAATGGTATTTTAGCCGAATCCACACAAAAATCAAATGAAGTGTTTTCTTTTAAAGTGGGAAAACATGTGTTTGAGGGTAAAGTTACTAAGATAAAAAAAATGTCTTAAACTTTATTTACTCTAAAAATTAAAACCCCCTAAGGAAACTTAAGGGGTTTTTTATTTCTTAAAAACTTTCCTTTTGATTAAACCGGTATATTTATCTATAAAGATTAAGTTATGGATATCAATACTGAAAAAAAAATTATCTTTGAATATAAAAGGGGGAAAAGTAGTTTAGAAATTGTTAAAATTATTGGGTTATCAAAACCTACAATTCTTAAAGTATTAAATAAACATAATCTTGTAAGAAAAAGGGATAGATGTTCTTCTTTAGATATTAAAAAGGATAGTAAAAAATATTATGTAATCCGTAAATGTCCAAACTGTGATAAAGATATTAAAACAATCTCAAAAGATAAGGTAATTGCTTGTAGAAACCATTTTAATAAATTAAAAGGAACTTCATTATGTAAACCCTGTTCATTAAAGTTACAAGTTGGTAAGGGTAATCCTTTTTTTGGTAAAACACATACTAAAGAAAGTCTTAAAAAAATATCTAAAAGTAAAACAGGTCAATACACCGGAAACCAAAACCATATGAAACAAGAAAAATATCGTCAAATGAGTAGAGATATTATGAGGTCAAATTGGGACAATGGTATTTTAGATAGAAAAGTTATTTCAGAACAAATGAAACAAACACAAAGAAGTGGTAAAATTAAATCTGTAATAGTCTCAAAAAGAGAAAAAGAAATTGTTAAAGAAATAAAACAACTAGGTTACAAATTAATTCATTCATATCGTGTTGATAGTAAGATTTGTGATGTGTATATTCCATCATTAAATTTAATTATAGAATATTTTGGGGATTATTGGCATTGTAATCCTAAAAAATACGAATCAGATTTTTTTAATAAAAAAAAGAGTAAGTTTGCTTGGGAATTATGGGATTATGATAAAAAGAAAATTGACTTAATTAAAAGTTATGGTTATAATTTAGAAGTTGTGTGGGAGGGAGACCTTAAACTCAACAATAAATTGATAGAACTCATAATAGAAAACTATGTCACAAAACTCACTTCAACGCCCTAACGGTCAAGAAAAGATTAGCGTACTTGTACTGCCATCTGACCGTACGGGCGTTGGTTAACCAACAGGTAAATTTAGGTCAATTGACCCTCACATTTTTTTACAAAACTTATATCCGGATGACTTCCACGTAGATATCGATTACGAACCAAGAATAAACGACATGAAATATTGGGATAAATATCAAATTATTCATGTACACAGAAATATCGGTAGTCACTATGACCAAACACCCGCAATAGTTAAATATCTAAAATCAATTGGTAAAGTGGTTGTTATTGATATTGATGATTATTGGTTACCTACGGTTGACCACCCAATACATAGTATTATTGTTCAAAACAAAATTCACGAAAAAATTGTTGCAAATTTAAAAGAAGCTGATTGGGTAACTACCACTACAGATATTTTTGCAAATGAAATTCGTAAGATTAATAAAAACGTATTGGTATTACCAAACGCTATTGACCCTAAAGAGCCACAATTTAATCAACCAACACCTCCGTCTGATAAAATTAGAATAGGATGGTTAGGAGGTTCATCTCACTTACACGATTTAAATTTATTAGATTCGTTTGTTCAAAAAAATTATGAGATTAACGATAAATTACAATATGTAATTTGTGGGTTTGATACAAGAGGTTCTGTAACGGAAATTAATCCAACTACCGGAGAACAAAAGAAGAGAGATATTCTTCCACACGAAACTGTATGGGTTAATTATGAAGGAATTTTTACAAATAACTATAAAACTTTAGACGAAAATTATATTAAATTTTTAAAGGAATTTAAAGAAGGTGAATATATTTCAGATAAAGAATTACCATACGTTAGAGTTTGGACAAAACCTGTTAGTTCTTATGCTATGAATTATTCAAAATTTGATATATCTTTGGCACCAATTAAAAATCATATCTTTAATAGAATGAAATCACAATTAAAAGTAATTGAGGCAGGGTTCTATAAGAAAGCGTTAATCGCATCAGAGATTGGACCATACACCATCGATTTAGTTCATTGTTTAAAAAATGGTGAGTTTAACGATAATGGTAACGCAATTTTAATACCTGAATCAAGAAACCATAGTGATTGGTCCAAATCAATTAAAAAATTAGTTCAAAACCCTGAAATGATAACTGAATTAGGTGAACGATTATATAATACCGTAAAAGACAAATATGACCTTAATAAGGTTACGGTTACAAGAGCAGAATTTTATAAAAGTTTAATTAAATAAAACATAACAAATGATAAAAATACCTTTAACCAAAATATTGTTTCTTGATATAGAAACTGTTGGTGGATGTAAAAACTATACCGAGTGTAAAGTTAACAATCCTAATGTGGCAAAACAATTTGAAAAGTATTTTGATTGGTTTCAAAAGAGATTTCCAGAAGATGCCGGATTTTCTGCTGATAAAGTTTTTGAAAAAAGAGCAGCGTTAGTTCCTGAGTTTGCAAAAATTGTTTGTGTTAGTGTTGCCTTTGTTATGGACAACGGTGAGATTAAAAAACAATCATTCTCAGGCGACGATGAAAGAGCATTATTAAAAGACTGTCAAACATTACTTAATCGTTGTGGTAAGTTAGATTTTTATCTATGTGGTCATAACCTTAAGAATTTTGACATTCCAATGTTGGCAAAAAGAATGATAATTAATGGATTGATGCCATCATCAATCTTACCGTCATACGATACTAAGCCGTGGGAAATCAAAGCTATTGATACCAAAGAGATTTGGCAATACGGGGCTTACACCGCAATTGGTTCATTGGACTTAATGTGTTCTTGTATGGACGTTCCATCTCCAAAAGAAGGTGATGTTACCGGAGACAAAGTTCACGACGCATATTGGAATAAAAATATGTTACCTGAAATCACCGCTTACTGCGAAAGAGACGTGTTAGTCTTGATAGACATAATAAAAAAATTAAAAGAATTAGAATAATGTTTAGCGAAGATTTAGATTTCTTAAAAAACAAAGCCGAAGAATTAAAAAAATTGGCAAATATTGATTTGGATGATTTGAGTTATGACGAGATAATGAGTGAATTTGGTTTGGATTTAAAACAACTTGAAGATGATATGTTAAATTCAAGAACAAGATTACCATTAGGTTTTGTTAAAATTCATCCCGACGCAATAACACCTAAGTATAATTACGATAGTGATTCAGGGTTTGACTTACATTCTGTTGAAGATGTTATCATAGAGGCTTTTGGTAGAGCGTTAGTCCCTAGTGGACTATCCTTTGATATTAAAGATGGATATGAAATTCAAGTTAGAACTAAAAGTGGTTTGGCAATCAATCAAGGTCTTATGGTTTTAAATTCTCCCGGTACTGTTGATAATGGTTATACCGGAGAAGTTAAAGGAATTATTTTTAATACCAATAATCATCCAGTAACCATCCACAAAGGAATGAAATTTGGTCAAGCGGTATTATGTCCTGTTGTAAATGGGGGATGGGTTCACTTAGACCAAAGAGAAAAAGTTACTGATAAAGAAAGAGGAGATAACGGATTTGGCTCAACAGGATTAGTATGATTACAGTAATATACTCAACACATAAAGACGAACAATTTAATAACAAATTTAAACAACATTTGTTACAAACTGTTGGTTTAAAAGATGTTCAAATTTTAGAATACAAAAACAATAACGAATTCAGTTTAGCTGAGATTTACAACAAAGGTATTTCTCAGTCAATTTTTGATATTGTTGTTTGTTGTCATAACGATATTAAATTAGAAAATGGGTGGGGTAAAAAACTTTTAAAAGATTACTCTGAGAATCCTGAATATGGTATTATTGGAAAAGCCGGTTCTTGTTATTTCCCTGAATCAGGGGTATACTGGGAACGTATGCAACAAACAATGGTAGGACAAGTTTATCACCACCCCGACGGACAAAACAAATGGTTAAGTAAATATTCACCAAAATTACCATTTTTAATTCCTGTGGTGACTATTGATGGGTTATTTATCTCATTTGATAAAACAAAAATTAAACATCAATTTGACGAAACAATTGGAAGATTTCATTTTTATGACCATTTATTCTGTTTACCTAATTATGTGGACGGTATTAAAATTGGTGTAACATCTTCCTTTGAAATCACACATCAATCAGTTGGTCAACCAAATAGAGAATTTTGGGAAAGTAGAGATAGATTTGTTGAGAAGTGGAAACACGTTTTACCATTAGATTTAAAACCTCAACAAGTATATATTCCGGAGATTAAAGAAAAACCAATTAAAAATATTGGTAAAGTCGCAATTATTATACCAACTAAAGGTAATGTAGAAATGTTAAAAGAATGTGTTGATTCGTTTTATAATAATTGTAATCCTGAATTATTTGATATTTTTATTACCGACACCGGTTCAACAGATGACGAAAAAGAAACAGTTAAAAATAATATAAAAGATTACAATAATATAAAACTGATTGAGTATGATTATTATAATTTTGCTAAAATTAATAATGATGTTGTTAAAAATTACGTAACCGATGAATATGAATTTTTATTATTCTGTAATAATGATATTAAATTGTTAAATAATGTTATCTATGGAATGTTAAATATTTTTAAAACAAAATCTAATGTTGGTACTGTGGGATGTAGATTACATTTTGAAGATAATACCATTCAACATGACGGTATTTTATGTCTTATTGATAATAATAAACATTTAAAACTATCTCACATTGGTTTGTCTTCCTATTATAATTTTTCTAATACAACTAAAAAAGGAATCGGGTCAACAGCGGCATTACTCATGATTAAAAAAAATGTATTTATTAAGTGTAATTATTTTAACGAAAATTACCAGTCTTGTTTTGAAGATGTTGAATTAAATTTACAATGTTTAATGATGGGATTAGATAATTATTGTGATAGTAATTTAGTTTCATATCATTATGAAAGTCAAACTAGAAATACTGAAAAAGATAAAATGAAAAAAGTTAATGAAGATTATAATAATTTCTTATTTCCTTTTGTTGTTAAAAACTTTGAAAAATTAAAAACACATATACGAATAATAAAATAAAGAAATATGATAAAAATCGCGGTATCAACAAATAAAAATTTTTACAAAAAAACTTTACCTATTTTATTACCAACATTAATAAATTCTGGAATTAATAAAGATGATATTCACGTATTTAACGCCGGTTTTGATAGTTATTCAAAAAATGCTGTTGACGGAATTACGTATCATAATCTTAACCATAACTCATTTGAATACAGCTCTTTAATTGAAATTTGCGAAAAAGAATTAGTTTCTGAATATTGGTTTTTAATTCACGACACTTGTAAAGTTGGTGAGAAATTTAAAGAATTACTTTATACTATTCCTGAAGAAAAACCAGTAAAAATGGCGTTAAAGGGAAACCCGTCAATGTCTATGGGATTATATTCATACAGTTATCTTTTAGAGAATAAACAAAAATTAATTAATATTAAAAATTCCGATTATTCTAACGAATCAATGTCTAAATGGAAAATATGGGGAGTACCCAACGAAGATTACATTATGTGGAAAACTGAGCCTACACCAAAACTTTACAATGAAAATATGCCAAAATGGTCAGTTGTTGATAATTATAATTGGTATGGAACAGATACCATTAGAAGAACAGAATATTACCCGTCATTAGACATATATAAAAATAAATCTAATTGGGGTCAAACAGGTTTAAATATGGTTCTAAATATATAATAATAATAATATGAAAATATCAATAATTGGGGGTGGATGGGTTGGTTGTCATTTAGCCAATCAGTTAAAAAACGACCACGAAATAACACTCATTGAAAAAAATGATGAAATTTTTAAAGGAACTTCTTATAATAATCAAAATAGATTACATTATGGTTATCATTATGCGAGAAACTATGAAACAAGGAATTTGTGTGAAACAACTTTTTATAGGTTTATTGATGACTACGGATTTTGTGTGACCGATATTGATAAAAACTTTTATTGTGTCCCTAAAAAATTATCGTTGATTGATTTAAACACATATTTAAAAATTTTTGATAAGAGTTCCTCTGAATTAATTCCCCATAATTTTAGTAATACTAAAGGATGTATTTTAACAAATGAAAAACATATCAATTTTGAAAAAGTTAAAAATTATTTTGAAAAAAAATTAAATGGGTTAATAAAGTATGATACCATTAATGAAGTAAAATTAGAAGAATTATCTAAAAACTCAAATTTAGTCATTGACGCAACAAATAATTTTATGGGATTAATCAATGTCGATTTTTTTTATGAATTAACTATAACATTAATTTACGATAAAATTAAAACAACAAATTTTGATTCTGTTACATTTGTTGATGGTGAACTATTTTCTATTTACCCCTATAAGGATAATAAGTTTACATTAACTGATGTAAAACTAACACCATTAAAAAAGTTTTCATCCATTGAAGAGATTGACGAATATAAAAAATTAATAGATAATGAATTTATCTTAAATAAAGTTAAAGAATTTGAGAATCGAATTATAACATTTATGCCAAATTTCAATGAATACTTTAAATACGATTCTTATTTTTTATCAATAAAAAGTAAAGTAAATGATGAGTCGGATAGCCGATATCCAGTAATAAAACAAACAAATAATATAATTTCATGTTTTACAGGAAAAATACAAGGAATTTATATTATTGAAGATTATATTTTAAATTTAATTAATAATGACAAATGAAGAATTATCGTTTCTATTTAACAAATATTTAAATAGAAATTTTACAAATCACGAATTAATGAATCATGGAGGAAAAACAGTTAGTTTTTTAGAAAATGAAATATTAAATTGTAAGGAATATTTAAACTTACCACCGATAAAAATTAATTTAAATGAGTTAAAGGTTGCCATTTTATTAAGTGGTCATATTAGGAAAAACTCAATATTAGAGGGTATAAATAAATTTTGTGAATATGAAAATCATCATGTTTTTATACACACATGGGATAACATTGGGTTAAAAGACCACTCACTATTACAAGAAACTTTATTAAACGATGAATCCATCCCAACTTCAGTAATTTCTGAAATAAATAAATTTACTAATGTAAAAAAATACGAAATTGAAAATAATAAAGATTGGATTGAAACTCAAAAAATCACACACCATTATTTTAATTTTTCGTCACCAGAAGTTTTTATTAAATCTCAATTATATTCTGTTAATAAATCATATAACTTAATGGATGAATATTCAAAAGAAAATAATATTGAATATGATGTTGTCATAAAATTTAGATTTGATTGTGATATGACTGTGTTTAGTTTAAGTGATAAAACAATTTCAAACATAAAAAACCACAATATTATTTTTGCACCTAATTCAGACAACGGACATAGCCATATGGATTATGGCACATCTTGTTGGGCTTGTGATAATATGTATTACAAACATAATAGAACAATAGTTCATAATTTTGACCATACAAATATTATATGTGATTTATACGCATACGGAAGTAAAAATTCAATGGAAAAATATTGTAATTTATATGGTAATTATGATAAATTAAATAATTCTTTTTTTAAAGAAAATTTAAAACAATTTAAAATTGTTCCTAATAATACTTTTTTTGACAACGGAAACTATAATTTAAAAGGACATGAAGGACACGTAGATTCTCTATATTATTATAATTGTTCGTATCCGGAAAGATTATTACAACATCATTTAAAAAATTATATGTTAGTAGAATCAAAAGAAATTAAAGCAAATTTAGTTCGATGAAAATATTAATAGGGAATACTGGATTAGTTGGGCAAACTTTAAAGGAAAGTATAAATTTTGATTTTGAATATAATTCAAAATCTATTCAAAGTTATTTACCACCGGATGGGTGTGACTTGTATTTATCTTGTTTACCGTCAACAAAATGGTTAATTAATAAAGATACAAAGACGGATATTGAAACTATCATAGATATCGTTAAATTAATAGGTAATGTTAAATATAAAAATATATACGTAATCTCAACTATTGATGTATACGGTAATTCACCTGTAGGGGTCGATGAAGACTTTGACCCTATATTTAAAGATTTTTCTTATGGTTCAAATAGATATCTTTTTGAAAAAATGGTGGTAAAACATTTAATCTACGAGAATGTTAAAGTTTTTAGACTACCCGCTTTGTTCAGTAAAAATATCAAAAAAAACATATTATACGATTTATTACATAATAATAACATTCATATGATTAATAAAAATTCTTCATTCCAATGGTATAATTTAAATGATTTAGTGGACGATATAAGTTTGTATGGTGAAAAACACCCTAACGAAGTTATATTTAACTTATTTACAGAACCATTAGAAAGTGAAGAAATAATTAATTTATTTCCATCTCATAAAGAAAAGGTCGCTAATTCAGAAATTAAAATACTGTATGACTATACAACCAAATATTCATCAACCGGATACATAAAACCTAAAGAGACAGTTTTAAATGAAATTAAAAAATTGGTAAACGAATTTATTTTATAAACTTAATCTATTAGAATAGTTGAATTTTATTTTTCCTATTGAGATTTCTATCGGTAAACACTCATCACTAAAATAATTAATTTGATTAAATAATCTTTCATGACTTTTAATTTTATTAAAATAATTATTTGGGTCTAATAGTTCTTTGTTTAATATGTTATCAACAATTTTTGAATACTCCATATCGGACATTCCACCTTTATTAGGTAAAATTAAACAACTTTCTTTTAAATCAATATCTTTAGTAAAGATATTTTGATATAGTAATAATTCCTCTTCAAATATTATGGGAACAATATTGTATACTAAACACTGATAAAAACATACTCGAGTGGGAGTGTCCCCTCTTAAAACAAACAAATATTTAGTATCCATCAATTCTTGGTTGATGTTTGACATATTACCAATATAAACTTCCGAATTTAATAATAGTATAAAATCTCTAATTCTTTTAATTAATGGTCTGTCTTCGGAATTGTCGGAATTAAAGGCACCTATAAATGTTAACTCTCGTGTTTTTTCACAACTTACTATTTTTTCCATAGTAGAAAGTGACTTTGAAATATTTCTATTTAATATATAAGGAATGGTAATCATTCTGTTATGAGTACCTATTTTAAATGTTGTGGTAGTGTTAAAAAAAGAAACCTCATCCTCATAACTTAAAATAAATATATTATCATCTATTGGTTCAAAAGAAATTTCAAACAAGACATAACTATATAAAATAAAATGCGGAATTTTTAAATCAGGATTAATGTTATTTTTGACAAAATTATTCCAAAAAAATTTAATAAAATTATCCTTATGACCAACACCAAACGTAGGTGGTTGTACAGTTGGTATTAAATCAGGGTACTTATCATAATTTTTTAAATGGTTATAAAGAATATGATGGTTAGCTGGTGTTATATTTCCGTAAATTAGTTTAATAAAATCTATAGGTATAAACGCAATGTCGGCATCATTAATATCACTAACAACTTCATACTTTAAATTTAACTTACTCAAAAACATATTATATAAATCCATTTCAGATGGAACGGACTCATAAAATTTCATTATTTCTTCTAATTCTTTGATGTTATAAATAAAAATCTTCATACTTATTAAATATAAGTTTATATGTCCAATAATAAATGTTTTTATATATTAAATATTAACACTGATTTTAATTCAGACTTATTACCAGTTCACATAAATGATAATGAAATAATTGATAATCATTTTATTAAGTTTGACGACTATAAATATTTACGGTCTCAATATTCTTTAGAGGTAGTTTTACACAATATGTTTAAAGAACACAAAAAGTTAATAAATAATTATGAAAATTCTGATGTCGTATTTATCCCCATTTATTTATTTTGCTCCGCATGGTCAAAAAAATATTTTTATGATGTTACTCAAATACTTAATAAAATAAACTTAATCTTACCATTAATTAACAACTGTGTTAATGATGGTAAAAAAATTATTATTCCTTATTCAGATGTAATGTGGGAAGATAATAGATGTTTTTTAAACCATTTTAATTTTCACGAAAACATTTATTTTGTTTGTTATGAAGATGTAATTAGCGATAACAATCAAATTCCGGTTCCTTACTGTACCCACATTAAACAAAACCCAAAAGATTATATTGTCCCAAAAAACCAAAACAAAAAACATTTAATAAGTTATGCCGGTAGATATCGAAAAGAAATTGATTACTTTAATAATATTGAGGTATTAAACACAAATAAAGTGATTGATGATAAATGGATTAGTATTAATAATATAGATACATACAATGAAATTGATGAGCTTTATTTAAATAGTCATTTTTCATTACAACCACATGGAGATAAACAATCGAGAAAAGGGTTTTATCATAGTTTGTTACTTGGATGTATACCGGTAATATTTGACGACAACTATAACACATATGAAAAAGTGTTAGACGGAATAGTTAATCTCAAAGATATTTCAGTAATTTTAAACAAAAATGAGAATAATTTTGAAACCGTATTAAATAATGAATTATTAAACATCAATTCAAAAATTGACAATATAAATAAAATAAAACATTTATTATTATATGATGAGAATGATTTATCAATTGTTGATTTTATTTTAAATAAAATTAAATTTTAAGTCATACAAATATATTAAAAATATGAAATTATCATTAAGTAACTTAGCGTGGGATATCTCCGATAACGACCAAATCTTAACTATATTAAAGACCAACAATATTCATAATATTGAAGGTGTTCTAACCAAAATTGATGACTGGAATAAATTATCTAACGATATTTTAATAGAGTATAAAAAAAAATTAGACTCTTACAATATTAAAATGGAGTCAATTCAGTCAATATTTTATGATGTTAAATGTGATGGAATTAAAGATACAAAAATAGTTTATAAACATATTGACAGACTAATTGAAATATGTAAAATATTAGGGGTTAAGGTTATGGTTTTTGGGTCTCCTACTATTAGAAATGGAATCGTTGATGATTCGTTATCTAAAATATTTAAAAGGATTGATAATTCACTTAACAATACAGGTATTACTCTAACTATTGAACCTAACTCTAAAGTTTATGGAGGGAATTATTTTTATAATATAGAAGAAATTGTTGATTTTATTAAAAATAATAAATTTATTAATATTAAAACAATGATTGATACCCATAACTTAAAATTAGAAGGTTACGACCCAATTATTGAATTAAGTAAGTATTATGACTATATTAATCATATACATATTTCGGAAATAAAATTGACACCAATTATAAATCCTGATATACATATAAATTTCTCAAATGAACTTAAAAAATTAGGATATAATCAAATAATCACATATGAGGTTTTAAAATGTGATAATATTGAATCTGAAATAAAAAAATTTGTTGAGATTTACAACTAAACAATTAAAAAAATAAAATGGCTGAACAGCGAAAAAAGAAACCAACAACAACTCCGAACTCGGAAGTGACCGGTAAACCGGTAAGTAAAAAAGATTTAATTGCTCAAATTATTAAAAGAAAAACTAAAGAAAAGTTTTTAACTTTAAATCAAAAAAAATATTACGATACTTTAATTGACAGTGAAATCACAGTTTGTTCGGGACCAGCGGGTGTCGGTAAAAGTTATATAACAATGAAAGCAGCGATTGACTTACTTTCAGACCCAAAAACCCCTTATGAGAAAATAATAATTGTTAGACCGGCTGTAGAGGCAGAAGAAAAATTAGGTTCACTACCTGGTAATGTTGAAGAAAAGTTAGACCCATACATTTTCCCATCTTATTATTTATTAAATAAAATCATTGGTAAAGAATGTCGAGAAAAACTTAAAGAGATTGAAGTTATTGAAGTATTTGCATTAGCATTTATGAGAGGTATGAATATTGATAACTCAATATTAATATTTGAAGAGGGTCAAAACGCCTCTCCAAGTCAAATGAAACTTCTGTTAACAAGAATAGGTTATAATAGTAAATTTTTTATATCAGGAGATGTTGAACAGTCAGATAAATATAAAAATAAAACATTGAGTGGGTTATGGGACGCAATTGAAAAATTTAGAGACGATGATTATGTTTCAACATTTGAATTTAAAGATAAAAATGATATTGTTAGAAATCCATTAATAAGTAAAATATTAGAAAAATACGAAGACAAATAGTCTCAAAAAGACTAATTTAATAGAAAAGATAAGTAACTATATTTTAGTTTACTTATCTTTTTTTTTATATAACTTTTATTGATATGAGAATTGGTATAGAAATTAATGGAGTATTAAGAAATACTTTGGGAAAAATTGAACAAACTTATCAAAAATTTTTAATTGATAAAACAGATGGTATAGAGAATGAGGACTCTTTTGAATATAAGATGACTTATCCAATAAACAGTTTAACGTTAAACGAACATTTCGCATTTCCGGATGAGAATGAATTATATTCATTTTTATATGAAGAATTTGCTATGGAAATTTTTGGTCACGCACAGTCTTCAGAATATAATACTTTTACTGATTTAAACGAGGTTTACGTCTCTTTAAGAGATAATAATGACTTACTAATAGTTTCTGATGAAATAGGTAAATCAAAACCCGCATCACTGTTCTTTTTATCCAAATTTGGTTGTCAATTAGAAAAAGTGAAATTTTACAGTAATTCAACAATTAATTCAATGTGGGATGAAATTGATATTTTACTTACATCAAATCCAGACTTATTATTGGAATATCCTTCAGATAAAATATTAATAAAATATGATACTGAGTATAATGAGAATATTAGCACAATCCATTCTATAAAATCAATAAAAGAATTGGAGGATAAATTAAAACAAATTTTAGAATGTTAAAAGTATTAGGAGAAAACTACTATGTAGATTTGGATAAAATAGATGATTATGTCCAAATAAAAACAAAAAAGAATATCACATCAGGTGATACGGAAGGTACAGCCATTAGTATAATTAAATATGAGACTATTAAGTTAATGTTAGAAATAATTATGGATGAACCTGAAGAGATTGACGAACAATTAGGAGCTAAAGGAACTAACAATTTATCCATACCCTTTAAATTAGCGTTTAATACTCTATTATATAAAAAATTACTAAATAAAATATAATTAACATGACACAAGAACAAATTACAAAACTAGAACAGTCAATTCAAAACATGAAAGATAAAAAATCAAGAATTTATCTTTTAGCACAAGACACTAAAGGTAATGCAAAAGCCTCTGTTGCTTACATATACGATTTAGGTATGACATTACTAAAAAATGGATATAATCCAATTATCTTACACGAAACTCCGGACTATACTGGTGTTGGAGAATGGTTAGGTGAAGAATATATGACATCATTACCTCATAAAACTATTGAGGGTCAAAATTTAGAAATTGCACCTGAAGATTTAATTGTTATCCCTGAATTATATGGATTTGTTATGAGTCAAATTGCAAAGTTACCTTGTGGTAAAATTGTATTATCTCAAGCTCACGACCATATTTTGGAAACTCTACAACCAGGTCAAACATGGTCACAATTAGGGTTTTATAAATGTATAACAACATCTGAAACTCAAAAAGAATATATTGAAAATCTTATGAGGGGTATTTCAATTGATGTTCTAAAACCATTTATTTCAGACAAATTTAAACCTAATCCATTACCGGCAAAACCAATTATCGCAATTCACGCTAGAGAACAAAGAGAAGCTGTTAATATGATTAAAAGTTTTTATATTAAATTTCCACAATACAGATGGATAACTTTTAGAGATATGAGAGGATTAACTATTGACGAATTCGCAACCGCAATGAAAGATTGTTTTCTATCTGTTTGGATTGATGAGACAAGTTCTTACGGAACATTTCCATTAGAATCTATGAAATGTAAAATACCTGTTGTTGGTTTAGCACCAAACTTAGTCCCTGAATGGATGAATGAAGATAACGGTATATGGGTGAATAATAAAACTCAAATGGTTGATTATGTTGCCGACTTTTTACAAAATTGGTTAGAAGATAGTATTAATGAAAATTTAGAACAAGAAATTATTAAAACAGCGGAAAATTTAAGTACTAAAGAAGATTTTGAAAAAATAGCAACAAACTTATTTGAAGGATACCTAACAAAAAGATTAGAATCATTTGAAGAACAATTAAATAAACTACAAACAATAGAAGAATAATATGGAAAATTACTTTGACGTATCAGTTATATTACCGATTAAATCGGCAACCGCACCATTTTTTGAGGATTACTTTAAAAAATGTATTGAATCATTAAACAATCAAAAATTAAGAATTAATGAATTAGTTATTGTTCACACAAATGAAACACCATTAGTTGAACTTCTTAACGATTATGACTTTGGTGATTTAAATGTTGTTAAATTAGAATGGGAAAAAGACCCTAATTACGCAGCACAAGTTAATCACGGTGTTAGAAATTCTAAATCTCAATGGATTTCATTATTTGAATTTGATGATGAGTATTCAAATATATGGTTTAAAAATGTTGAGGTTTATGCAAACGCATATCCTAATATAGACGCGTTTTTACCAATAGTTGTTGATACAGACCAAAAAGGTAAATTTGCCGGGTTCACTAATGAAGCCACTTTCGCAGCAAACTTCACACCTGAAATGGGTATTTTAACACATGATACTTTATTAGATTATCAAAATTTCCAATCATCAGGAATGGTAATTAAAAAATCAAAATTTGTTGATTATGGATTACTTAAACCATCGTTTAAATTAACGTTTGGATATGAATTATTCTTACGACTAACACATAATTCTATTAACATAATGTCTATACCAAGAATAGGTTATAAACATACAAATTTAAGAGATGGTTCAATCTTTTGGAATTACAAAAATGGTAGGGACATTTTAACTCCGGAAGAAGTTAAATTTTGGATTGAATCCGCAAAAAAAGAATATTTTTTCATTAATGACAGAGCAATAAAATTTGAATCTCAAGAATCTTAATGACTGAAAATATTAATTTAACAGGAGATACAAATGTTGAGTTAAAAAAGAAAGGTAGAAAACCAACACAAGCAAATTATTTTGATGTTAGAGAAGAATTAGCTGTTGTCAGATTTTTAGAATCATCGTCGTATGAAGAAAAAAATAAGATTTACAACGAATTTTTAAAAAAACCTTTAGACAAGATGATATCTTCAATTATACGAAGATACAAATTATATAGAAAAGACATGGATTTCACAGATATACATGTAGACACTCACTCGTTTTTAATGACAAAAATAGATAAGTTTAAACCTTCTCGTGAAAAGAAGGCTTATTCTTATTTTGGCACAATATGTAAAAACTATTTAATGGGTCAAATCATTAAAGACCAAAAAGAAACCAATAGAAAGATATCATATGAAGATATTTCATCAAATTTAGAAAATAATGAAAACTTTGCATATTACATAGAGAATGACAGCTTAGATTCTGAAAAAGTTATCAAACACTTTTTAATTGAATTGGAAAGATTTATTAGAGAGGAGAATTTATCGGAAAATGAAATTAAGTTAGGTCACGCACTTTATGATATTTTTGAAAACTATGATTCAATATTTATAGGTAACGATAATAATAAATTTAATAAAAATATTATTTTATTGTCTTTAAGAGAGATGACCAATCTTTCAACTAAAGAAATTAGAGGGTCAATGAGAAAATACAAAAACATGTATTACACATTAATTCAAAATATGGTTAACTAAAAAACAATAAATTAAATATTTATCATTATGGCAAGACCAACAAAAAAAGAAATTAATCTAAGTAAAGAATCAATGTTATCATTGATGCAAGAAATCTATAATGAACTTGTAGAACAAAGAAGTACTGCGATTAGAATTCAAAATAAAATGTTAACAATGATGAAAAATCCTGAGGACATGACTTTAATTGGTCCTGTTATTGAAAAACAACAAAAAATAATTAACGATTGTGTTGAAAAAAAATTAACCCTATCAAAACTACAATCAGGAATGTGGGAAAAATCAAATAGTGGTGCTAGTGAAAGTTTCTCAATTTCAGATTTGGGGGTTGATGATGAAATGTTAAAAACGTTAATTGAAAAAGATGCGTCTAAAACTGAAGGTTCCTATAAAATGAAAAAATAATTTACTATGGCATCATTAGACTTAGGAGCTGACTATAAAAAAATACAAGATAAAGTTACCGCAACTAGAAATTATAATGAGTTAAAATCTCAATATGATGACACTAAAAAACAAGCCGGGGATGCCTTTGAGCAAAAAAAAGCTGCGGTTACGGGTCAACTTAGCAAAGTTAAAGAACAAACTAAACGTTATCAAAAAGAAATTAAAAATCAATTTGAACAACTTTTAGATATTAATAATACAACCGGTGGTAAAGGAAGTAATTCAAGCAAATATATTAAAAGATTATTAATTACCGCCCTTAAAAATGTTGAACCTAAACTTTCTCAAATAGCTTTAGAAGAATCTATAAATGCTGTGGGTTGTGACCAACAACAGGCTTATAACGGAGGTTCTACATATTATATTAAAGTTAAATCAGTTGATTTATTAAACATTCTAACTTTAGACCCAAAAACTGAAGGTAAACCTTTATATGAAAAAGACCCAATATTAGTTCAGAATTATCCATTTTCAATGAATAAAGAACTATATCAATTGATTCAAACAGGACAACCATACTCAACAGATAACGGACAAAATTATATTGGACAATCGGGTCAGGATTTATTTAATATTCAATATGTTGATACAAATCTTCAAGGGGAAACAGGCCCTTGGTTTAAAGTTGATTTATCAAACAGAGTAAACGGTGTTAATAAAGTTGGAACATTTTTAGCCGATTATTATAAAACAATTAAAATTACTGAACCAACTAATATGATGGCATCTATAATGGAATCATTAAGTGGTGTTGTATCTATGAGTGCAAGTGCTGGTGTAGGTCAGGTTGAAGACCAAAGCAAATTTGATATTTTAATTCAAAGAATTCTTGGGTTATGTTTTGATAATAGAAGTGAAATAGATGTTAGTGGAATTGCTAAAGTACCTGAGCTTGATGGTGTAGATGAAACATTTTTTGAATTTACCGATATTGATTTAAGAAAAGTAGACCAAAGAGTTACTAATATTAAAAATAAAGTAATTGAGTTAGAAGAATGTGATAATATATTATTACCGGTTGATTTCCCGGCAGTTATAAATCAAATTAACAATTTAAATTTAATTGAAAATAATAGTGATTTTATCAATGCAGCAGATAATTTAACTCAAGTACTTGCTGATAATCCTCAATGGGGTGCAGGTATTCAAACAAACGCTCAAGCAGCATTAAATTTAAATTTTATTAAATTAATTGCTCAAGGTATTGCGAGTGCGTTTTTAACACCAAAAGTATTACTTCCAATATATGTAATGTTAAAAGCTATTGGACAGGAAACAACAGACGCGATAAAAGGTTTAGTTGATTTTGTAAAACAATTTAAAAGATTTGCAATAAATTTTATTTCTAAAATAGGTGCAATATTTGTTCAAGAATTATTTGAATTAATTAAAAAAGATATTTTAGCGTTAATACAAAGAGTTATTACTGATATTGTTAAAGAAAAAATTGATAAAAGAATTTCAATGATTCTAAAACTTATTCAATTATTATTAATTGTCGCCTCATTTATTAGTGATTGGAGGAAATGTAAAAGTGTTGTTGATGAATTATTAGCTTTATTAGATTTGATAACAAGTAGTCTCGGTTTTGGTAGTCAAATACCTTTACCATTATTATTCGCTTCACAACTATTAGATGGTTACTCAGAATCAAGAGCGTTTGTTGGTGCAATTGAAGAGCTACAAAAAATAGGTATTCCAACGGGGGCATTACCTGACGGTAGCCCTAATTTAGATATTTTAGGTAAATTTGGTCAAATGAAAGCTATGGCTAAGGAAGACAGCGATAATAATAAATTACAAATAGCTATCGGACCATTAACAATGACACCAGCGGGTCTAACAGTACCTGCAAGTGCTTTCGGTAAAAAAGTATAATAATGAATATCCAAGAAAAATCTGAAAAAGCGAAAAATATAATTAAAGAATATAAAAATTCATCAAATAAAGATTTATCATTTGTTATGGATTTTATTCAAGAAGATTTTGTTTTAACTAAAGAATCATTAATTAAATTAACACATCATTTAGATAAATTAGAATTAACTTATAATACAATATTAAAAGAATATAACTCAAGAACAAAGAAAAATGGTAACTAATCAAATAATTTTTCCAGGAATAGTACTTAACAATGAAGACCCTATGATGTTAGGGAGACTTCGTGTTGTACCTGAAACAAAAAATTATCAAGATATTATTGCGGCAATTCCAAATTGGAATGAGGAAACAGACCCTTGGACTTCAAAAGACCCTTTAATTTGTTTATCGTTATTACCTTTTTATGTTAGTCAAGTACCACTTAAGGATGAATATGTTCATATAATATATTCAAATAAAGATTTCCCATTCACAAACCAATTTTATATTCAAGGACCATTTTCATCACCAATGATTAGTCCTTTTGAAAATTTTCAAGGAGCAAAGAAATTCTTAGCTTCGGGAGATAGAATTGCTCAAGGTATTTCAATTAAAAACCAAGTAGGTGCGTATAGAAATCAAGAGAGTAAAGGGGTATTCCCGGAACCGGGCGATAACGCGTTATTGGGTAGGGGAACTGCCGATGTAGTGGTTAAAGAAAATGAGATATTAATTAGAGCGGGTAAAACTAAAAGATTGGTGAAAGACCAATTACCATTAGGAAATGTTAATAGAGCCTTTCTTCAGTTATCTAATTTTTCGCAGCAAAAAACAACCAAAGACCCAGAAGGTGTTACCCGATTAATTGAACAAGTGAAAGTTGTTAAAAAAATGATTATTTGGAATATTGATAATTTAGAAAATATGTCACTAATTGGGGCTTTTAATGGTTCTGTTGGTTTATATAATGTAATTCCAAGTGTTGCCGTAAATAGTAAAAATTTTAAATCAGATACTATTACAACTTTATCCGTTGGAACAAATTATGGTTCTCCGTTAGAAGAAATTAAATTTACCGCTAAGTCATTTGATGATGCGTGTGCCACTATAAATAATTTTATACAAGGTGTGTTTAGTGGTTTTATTAACATATCGGGTTATACGGTAAACAATCCTCAAAATTTTGCACCAAACGTTACATTTCCGTTAGTTATTACACCATCAAAATTAACTTACACAACCGGAAATAAATTTTCACCAAATGACCTTATAACTGAAGTTGCGGAATATGTTAATTATGTAAGATTTTATGATAAAATAACATTAGACCCTGCAAGTAAAAAATTTAAAGGATGGTTTTTAGTTTGGGAAAACAAATCGGGCAAACCAATTCTTGGTCCACAAGCAGATTTAAAAGAGGAAGTGGTTATACCAACTGAATTTATTCCGGCAGATATTAGTTATAGTATTATGGGTTCTCAGAGAATGTATTTTTTATCTCAAGATTCTGCAGGTCCAAAAGGAAAAATCAGTTTAAGTCAAACTTTATATGGAATTCCTCAGGATAAATTTATTGGTGATGAAAATAGCATTCTTAATAAAACATACCCTGTTGTGAGGGGCGACGAATTAATGGCGTTGCTTAGAAAAATGTTTTCATATGTTACAGGACACGTTCATCCAGTTGCGACAATGGCTCCTGTTCCGGTTGCTGCTGGTAATGGACAAACAACCTCAGAAATCAACGCAATTCTTGCGGATGCAGAAAATACAATATTAAATCAAAATATTAGAATTAATTGATATTTATATATAAAACATTTATATGTCAATTATTAATTCATATTTCAGCAAGAACAATACACTTATTTCAAATAGTTTCACCAATACAGGTAGAAATCCTGTTATGGAACTATTCTATGGTAATGTAGCAACAACTCAATACCCAAACAATTATAGCCGTTTCATCTTTGATATAGACCTAACTTTATTAAAAGAGAAAATTTTTGATGGTACTATAACTACTGGATGTACAGATACTATCACACACACATTAAGAATGACAAACACCTCAACATTTGATGTGGAATTGTTAAACACACTCACGTCTCAAATGAGAATGAGAGCCACTTCATTTGATTTAATCTTATTTAGAATCCCTTATTTGAATAATGACCCATCAACACCCCAACTTTGGGATGAAGGTGTTGGTTATGATTTTGCTGATTTAGTTTACAAATACAGTGAATCAGATAGAAGTTTTTCAGATAGACCATCAAATTGGTTTCAAACAACAACAATTGGTGTTTGGGAACAACCAGGAATTTACAATAACAAAAATTTAGGACCGATTCCTTTTAGCGGAATTACTATAGTTGACACTCAACATTTTGAATTTGGTAATGAAAACATTGTTTTTGATATGACAAATGAAATTAATGGTATGTTAAACGGTACAATACCAAATGTGTCAGGGTGGGGAATAGCTTATAAACCTCAAGTTGAAAACCTTACGGGTCTTACAAATAACTACGAGGTTCAATTTTTTACTAGACACACACAGACATTTTATGAACCATATCTTGAAACAAATTATAATGATTTAATTGAGGATGATAGAAATCAATTTACGTTAGGTAGAGTTAATAAATTGTATTTATATTTATTTGACAATGGGAACCCAATCAATTTAGATTACACCCCAAAGGTTGATATTTTAGATATGATGGGAGATGTTATTCCCGGACTATCGGGGTTAACGACATGTCAAAGAACTCGAGGAGTTTATGAAGTTGTTATACCACCACTTATGGGGTATAAAACACCGTGTATGTTTTCAGATAGATGGTACGATATAAGTTATAATAACTTTCCATTACCTCAAGTATTAAATGATTTTACGTTACAACCATTAAAAAACGCAATTCAAATGGGTGTAGTATCGGCAAATCCTTTATTATATGGTTTTGATTTTTATGGTCTAAAACAAAATGAAGAAATTGTGAATACGGATACTCGTAAAGTGGGTGTTATAGTTAAACAAGCTTATACCACACAAAATTTATTATTAAATGTTGATGCTTCATATAGAATCTACGTTAAAGAAGGAACAACAGAAGTGCAAGTTCAGGGATGGACAAAAATTAATAGAACCCCTAATGAATACTATTTTATATTTGACACTAGAGATAAAATACCTAACGAATATTTTATTGATATACAAGTAATTAGCAGTGGGGAAATAAACACATACAAACGACAAATTAAATTTCAAGTAGTAAATACAAAGTATTTGCAATTGTAATATATTTATAAATAAAAAAGATGGAAGAATTAAATATTATAGTAACAGCAACGACTTGTGGTGGAGAAATGACACAAGTTATTATTTTACCACCAGGTGAAATTAATTTTGATAAAATATATCAATTACCAACAGGGTATTGCGTAACATTAACTTCAGGTGAAACAACAACACAATTTGCAAACTCAATGTTAAGTTACGGACCATTTGATACTTGTGACGAATGTGCGATACCATTTAGTGCAAACACAGGTGGTAATGGTGGTTTAATTTGTGAAGATGACTGTAATGGTGGAAACATACTAATCAACCCACCACGTCCTGTTTACACAAATGGACAAAATAAAGCGATTGTACAATTAAATGCGGTCACAATTGGCGGAAATGGATTAAACTCATAATCATATGAAAAAAGTAATTAAACTATCTGAATCAAAACTTACTGAATTAGTTAAACGAATCATGTCTGAACAAGATAATGAAAGATATATGTTTTTCAGTAATTTAGAACAAATTCATAGACAAACAGGTTTGTTATTGGAATTAAATAAAAATACCGTTGAAGGTGTTTTAGATGGGGGTCATGATTGGGCTCAAGACCATTTATCAACAGCAAAAGAAAATATTGACCAAGTTTTTGATTTCATGATGAATGAAACTAAAAATGAAGACAATATGAATGTTTTAGAACAGGACTACTCGACTGACGTTGAAAGACCCACAAGTGATAGAGAACGTCAAGCAAAATCTTTATTTGGTGACAAATATGGCGCATATATACCTAATGATGTTATTAGGTACATAAGAAAAAATCCTGCACAATTCTTTAAACGACTCTACCAAATGTATGGGGACAAAGCTTATGAATATTTAGATAAATCAAAAAATAAAGGGGAAAATTAAATTTCTCCTTTTTTTTTTATAAAAATATTTTTTATTCTCAAAAAATATAATTACATTTGTACTATAAATAAATCAAGTACATAATGAAAAAAATATTTAAATTTTTTAAAAGATTGGTGATAAGACGTATTGTTAAATCAAGAAGTCAATTTGATTATCAAGACTCGGGACTATTAGGTGATGTACATATCTGCAAATCAATATGTCGTAAGTTAATAACTAGTGAGGGGTCTAAATTTTTAATTGCCCCCCTTTCATCACAAAGATATATTAAACATTCTGAATTAGGTATATTTGTTATTCTTGATGATAAAAAAATTAGTGTAATTAATCACGAATATTACTACAGTAATATTTTAATGTCTAACAGAGATTGGGAAAAATTAACTAAAATGTACGATACTAAAGTAGAACGTATTAGACAAGAACTTAAAAATGAAATGAAGTCTCAAATCAAATATTCTTTAAAAAGTATTTTAGATAGAGTGGATAGTTCCAAAAAAATAAAAACCCCTACTGTAGAGTAAGGGTTTCTTTATTTAAAACATATCTTCTAATTTATCTAAATGTTTTTTAACTATATCTAAATCACTTATATCATTATAGGTCATTCCTTGTTTTTTTAACATCTGAACATGGTTATGTAATTGTGTCATCATTTGTCTAATCATCCCTGACATTGTCGGATAATTTTCAATCATCTTATCTAACGAATAAAGTTGTTCGGGTAAGTTTAAAACATCACCAATTTTCTTAACCCAATCTTTTCCATATCTATCGGCATCCATTTCCATATCCCAATAAATTTTATAGAACTCCTCAAAGTCTTCAATATCTCCCATATAAGAATCCTTCAAATCAAATTCCGACATTTGTTGTTCGTGTTTCAATTCGTGAAATAAAACATAAACAAATGACGCTAAATTAGAGAATGTCTCAGGGGAACATATTATAATCGCCTTACTTGTTCTTACACCTTTAAACCCTGTATTACAGGCATTCAACACTTTTATTACATACCCCCTATCTTGAGCATAATCTTTTATCTTACTCGCAATTAAATCAAACGCCTTATGTTTATCTTCAGGAATGTCTTTTCTAAATTTATCAATAACTCTTTCGTAATTTGAGGTGGTTTTTAGACCATTTGGGATGATATCTTCTAAAATGGTGTCTTTGGTTATCTCAAACCATTCCGTTACAATAGGGACAATTTTTTTACCTTTACCGGGTGTTTGATTAAGCACCCCACCTTCTTCATCATTCTGTTCAGGATGTTTTTTTACGTATTTGGCAATTTTTCTTGATTCTTTCTCTATTTTAGATATTTTAGATTTTGGAGTACTCATCTCACCATCATAACTATCAAACGCTAATTCAGCACTATCATATTTTGATGTAGGTACAGTAAATGGTTGTAGTTGTTCTTTATTGAACAACCTAACACCCGGGCTCAAAGGAACTCTAACCGAACCTGACCCACCTGTACTAGTAGCCTCTTTAATTTGTCTTTTGATATTTTTATTCATATACTTATAAATATACAAAATTTTAATTATGGAACAACAACAAGAACTATTCGGAAAATTATTTAATACAATCCCATTGTATAATGAAGACCATCTAGATGTATTACTATCAACAATGGATAAAGAACAATCAGTTTATATCCTAACTCAAGCCGTTAGCTTCGCTTTCCATTCAGGGATATTTTCATTGGGTGAATCTGAAATTATATCAAAATCAATTAGAACATTAAATAAAATTGAGAAAGATGTTGTGGAATAAATAATTTATATTTACATTTGTGAAATAAAATACAAACACTATGAAAAAAATATTCTTATCACTTTTACTTATTGTAAGTCTATCCTCATTTGCTCAAGATAACCTAAAACCAAAAAACATTGATAAAGGTATCAATGTCTTGTTAGATTCGTTATCCAATGTTTATAATGTTAAAGTGGGGGCTGTCATTGTTAATGATTACCCAAACTTAAGAACAACAACAATTGTTTATGTTAAAAATGGTGAATTGGTTAAAAAAATTATTAAAACTGAAAAAAATCCACCAAAACGAGATATATTAAGTAAAAATTAAATTGTTTTATTACACAGTGCTGTAACACTATATCCGGTTTTAATTGTATCAGTACCAATTGGTGAGTAAACCCTAACAATTGATTCTCCTGATGAACTATTGAAATTTATTTTAATAGGTGACTGACCTATTGTATAAAGAACAAATTCTTTAACACCTTTATTACAAAGTTTTTGAAGGTCTTTTAAAGCATATTCCACTTCAACTCCACCTCTTTTAAATGTTTTTGCTTTGGATGGGTCAACTAAAAGTTGTTCCAATAACTCCTGATAATTATTTGCCGTTATTTTTACAAGTTTATCACCACTAACCGACACATTATTTCTTGAATTTATAAGTGTTAATTGATAAACGTATAATGGAACCCATTTAAAATCAACATATTTATGTGGTCTCGTCGTCACATAACCAGTGTCTTGAATTACCTCTTCCCCCTTATTAAGAACAACTAATCTATCAGGAATAGTTCCGGTATCAAAAGTTACAACACCATTACCGTATAATTTTTCATTAGTTAATACATAATTAAGACTTGCGTCTCCTTGACCTGCCTCAATTTTCATACCATCCCAATCACAAATATCTTTGGAATCTTTATCTTTAACTTCCCCCGTTCCTTTAATATCAAAATTAACAAACTGTTCTTGTTTGTATAATTTAATTTTTTCAGGGTTTTTATTATCACCTTTAGTCTTATTATAAGATGTTTTACCTAATGTAACTTGACTAACATCTGTTGGTACTTGTATCGTTAAAACACCATTCTTAATTAAATCAGGGAATATTTCTTGAAAATATTTTTTAACAGAATTTGCTCTCGCCAACGCCAAACTTCCCTTCGTCTCATATCCCTTAGGATTTGTTACATTTGATTCTCCGGATGTTATATTAACTATAAATGTCTTACCACCGTTATCTTTAATAAATTTGTCAATCTGAGGTTTCAACGCAATTATATCATTTTTAACAGTTGGGGAGTCAATCTGACCAAACCCAAATTTATCTCCAACACTTTGTATTGGGAATTCAGTACTAGTTAACGATTGTTTTGTGGAAACTTGCTCCAAGTTTAAATATTGTCGTTTTGTAGCACCTTCGTGAAGATTCATTATTCTATTTCTTTCCTCACTAGATATCTCAAATAAATTATTCATATTTTTCTTTTCATATAAATACCTCAGTATCTATAAAACCAAATACATAAGCATAAAAAAAAGGGACATATAGTCCCTTTTTCTTAAATATTTTAAGAGTTTGATTATCTCAATTCTCTTAAATCGAATGTTCTAACACCATCAACTGTGATACGTCCGTAGAAACGGTTATTAACCATTTTCTTAGCGTAACGAGTCATTATACCTTTGATAGGTGTAAAGTTGAATGGGTTGTACATTGTTGGAGTTAATTGTAATGGTACATACGGTGCGTAGATGTAACCTGTGTCTAACAATGATGTTCCTTTGTGTCCAATTAACACTTGGTTAGCTGGGAAGTAAGGGTCACGGTAAACTTGGTAACGTCCTGCTAATGTTCCTACTCTTTCAATACCCATATTATATTGGTCTTGTTCAGGAGAAGCGTTAGATACGTGGAAGTACTCTAAATCATCAAAGATAGCAGAAACCTCAGAAGATACAACAATCCAGTTTGCTCCACCTCTTAAAGTAGATTTGTGGATTTGTGCAGACAATTGGTTGATTGCTGTAATTAATGTTTGGTTCCAATCTTTTTGAGTGTAAGAAGTTACTTGAGAAATTCTTCTCCAACCATTGTAATCCCATCTCAAATTCCATGCAGCGCCTTTACGTAAATCTCTTAAGATTTCACGGTCAATTTCTGCAGCAACTTGCTCAGATAATAAAGCTGTTAATTCAGCCTCAGCATCGATGTTGTGGAAAGCCGCAACGTCTTGAGCTAACTCAGGAGACCATTGTGCTCTTAATTTTCTTTCTGTAACAGATACAGTAACTGAATCTAAGTCGAAAGAAACCTCACCGATTTTATCTTCAAATTCTAATTCTTCGTAACGTCTGAAAACAGCGTTGAAAGCAGTTCCTGATACAGCTTCAGTAATAGTTGTACCTGTGTAACCATCTAATGATGTAGAATCACAATCAGCACATACTGGACAAGATAAATCAACTTCTAACCAAATACAACCATCAACGTCACATACATTTTTGAATGAACCACCGTTACCAGTAGATGCAAATGTTGTTTGAGTTGTGTTACCATATTTCACAATACCTTTACCATATATTTGAGTTACAACTCTAAATAATAAAGCTCCTGTAGAAACTGTACATGGTGAAGTAGCATCAACTGTTAAACCATTTCCTGTATAGATAACTAAATCAGATAAGAATGATTCTGTATCCATTTCGTTACCATCAGGTCCGATTAATTTTCCAGCTCCTGTGTCAGCAAAACCACACATTTTAATGATAACTTTTCTTGTGTTACCTGAAGCGATTACAAATGCTCCGTCAGTTGTTCCTGAAATATTAGCATTAACTAAAACTCCACCTGTCCATTTTTGGATAGTTGTTGAAGCTGTGATAGCTGACCAACGACCTTTAGAATAATCAAATAATCCTGGTGGGTCTAAACTTGGTTCGTTACCTTCGTAGAATAAATCATAAAGATTTTTTTCATACACTGGGTTGTTAGTTCCTGAACCTGTTGTGTAACCTTCACTTGGAGAACCTGGATAATTTCCTGGAGACCCGATTGGTGCGTAGTGCTCACCTGAATACTGACCGTCAATACCGTCTTTGTATCCTTGAATTTTTGGTACAAAGTAGAATAATTTACCGATTGGTAAGTTCATAGCTTGTACAGAAACGATATCATTCGCTAATAATTTAGAGAATACTCTTCTTACGATAGGAAATACAACAGTTTCAAATGAACCTGAAGACCCGTCAGAAGTTGCTTCGTTTATTAAGAAAGACGCTTGATTCTCATATAATTGAGCTACGTTTTCTCTTAAGTGACCTTTAAGACCTTCTAGAAATCCTAATTTGTCCCATTTGTTGATTGTGTCTTCTTTAATAACTTTAAGGTGTTTTAACCCGATGTTACCAACTAGACCTGATTCTAATAATGCTCCCATTTTTTTTGGTTTTTATTAATTTTTATTTATTTTTATTTTAATTTTGACATTAAGTCTTTCATTCTTAAGAACTGTGGATTCTCATATGTTTTAGATTCAATTAGATTGATTGCTGAACCTGTTGAAGGTGCTTTAGCAATTGTTCTTTCTAATGACTCATTCATAGGTTGAGAAGAAGTTCCTGTAAGTTCATCCTTAACGACTTTGTATAAGTTTTTAGATTCTTTAATGTTTTCAACACCGTCAAATCTTCTTAAGATATTTATTTTTTCTTGTTTGGACGTTGAATGTTCTGTAAACAAACGTGTAGCGTAAGCTAAGTTTGAATTAAACACGGCAACCTCATTCAATTTATTTCTAAATACGTTAAGAGCTTTTCTGTATTCTTCATTTTTTTCTCTAAGAACTCTTAATTCAGTTGTATTAGTATTCTCTTTAATTGCGGTATTAAAAGATGAGTGTGCTCTTGGTTTTGGCAAACCACCTTTTCTGAAATTACTTCCATTACCTAATGTGCGAGAAGCCTCTTTTGTTTCAGCTTTTTTAGTTGTGTTAGCAACTTGCTCTTTTGTTTCTGTTTTTTTAACAGTTTTCATTTTACCTTCAAGATTTTCACCATCTTTGTAATCAAATTTTGCTTTTCCTGTACCCATAGTTACATTAGCAGATTTTTTTACAGTTTTGAAACCACCATTTTGATTAGGTTTAG